AAAAGTGGTTGAAATTGGGTCACAGAATGTTAACGGTAGCTTAAAAGAAGCATGTCCTGTTGAAGCAGAATATGTGGGATTGGATTTTCAAAAAGCAAACGGTGTAGATATTGTATTAACAGATGCATATTCTTTTCCGTTAGAAAATAATTCTGTAGATATAATTGTATCAAGTAGTTGTTTTGAACACAGTGAATTGTTTTGGTTATCATATTTAGAAATTATGAGAATATTAAAACCAAAAGGATTGTTTTACTTATGTGCTCCTACTGTAGGGGCAGTACATAAATACCCAGTTGATTGCTGGAGATTTTATCCAGATGCAGGTAAAGCATTAATTACCTGGGGTAAAAGAAACAATATCAATAATATCCTTTTAGAATCGTATGTTCAACAAGGTGGAGGTTGGGATGATTTTGTTGCAGTTTTTCTTAAAGACGAGACTTATAGCGACCAATTCCTACAACGTATTGTAGATACTAAGTCCAATATTGGACATAAATATAAAAAATAATAAATAGTTATATGAAACTTTTTGAAATGTATGACGCCCCGATTCAAGGTTACCAAGATCCTGGCCAGGACCAGAGTAAATGGAAATGGGGTGAAACTAGAAAAACAAAATTAACATTAAGACAGGTACGTAAATTACGTAAGATGCTTGATGTGCGTAATTTTGAAAAAGCAAAAAATCTTAAAAAAGTTCGTAAACAATATACTCCTATAGCACCAGAAACACCTGGTTTATAATCAATTTTGGTATATCTTTGCTAAAAACGCAAAAAATACTATCTTATTGTGCTGTTTTGGCACATACTCTATAAATAATTCTACACAAGCCATTTAACTCAGGAGAACCACATAATGGATAACAAAAAATTTGAAAAACTGATTGACTTAATTATCAATGAGAACGAGGATCAAGCCCGTGCATTATTTCACGATATCGTAGTTGAGAAAAGCCGCGAAATCTATGAATCAATGATGGACGAAGAAATGACAGACAGCCCAGTTGAAGGTTTACTAGATGAAATCTCTGCTGAAGAACAAGGCATGACCGAAGAAGAAGATGAATTTGCTGACATTGAAATGGATGACGGCGAAGGTGATATGGAAGTCGACCTAGACAGTGATGAAATGGGCGGCGAAGAAGAAGGTGATTTAGAAGACCGCGTAGTTGATTTAGAAGATAAACTAGACGAGTTGATGGCTGAATTCGAAGAACTCATGGGCAAAGAAGGCAGTGAAGAATATGACGACATGAACGGTGACGACATGGGCGATGAGATGATGGAAGCCAAAGAAGAAGATGACTTAGAAGAATCCGAAGAATCTGAAGAAGAAGATACTCTTGAAGAATCTACAAATCTAATCGCAGTTAAAAATCCAGTACACGGTGACAATGGCCAAAATGCTAAGTCTATCGTAAGCGGCGGTTCTAAAGTATCTGCTAACGGTGCAAAAGCTGTTAACTTCACAACAGGTGACGGCGGCAAAGGTGGTACACAAGGTGGTGTATTGAACCCAGCTACTAAAGACCTAAAAGGCGCAGGACAATTTAAAAATGCTCCAGGTAAAAACAACTTCTCTGAAAAAGGTGAAGCTGCACCAAAACCAACACATGGTGATAATGGTAGCAATGCAAAATCAATCACTAGTGAGTCACGCAAGATCACTAAGAAAATTGTTAAGTAAAGAATACCTAAGATAATGGCTTTGTATCTTAAAGAACACCTAACTTTCGACCGTGCTAGCATGGTTGTAGAAAGCTCTGGTGAAGGTAGTTTGAAGAGCCTTTATATGAAAGGCATCTTCATTCAGGGTGGGGTAAAAAACGCAAATGAGCGAGTTTACCCCGTATCTGAAATTGAAAACGCCGTAGAAACTTTAAACAAACAAATATCAGAAGGTTATTCTGTATTAGGTGAGGTAGATCACCCGGATGATTTAAAAATCAATTTAGACCGTGTATCACATATGATTAGTAGTATGTGGATGGATGGTGCAAATGGATTTGGCAAATTAAAAATTTTACCTACTCCAATGGGACAGTTAGTATCTACTATGTTGGAAAGTGGAGTGAAATTAGGAGTTTCAAGCAGAGGCAGCGGTAACGTTGACGATGTTAATGGAAAGGTTAGTGACTTTGAAATAGTCACTGTGGATATTGTCGCACAGCCAAGTGCACCTAATGCATACCCTAAAGCAATCTATGAAGGCATGATGAATATGAAGCATGGACATAGAATGTTGGATATTGCAAAAGATGCACAGAACGACAGTAAAGTTCAGAGATACCTACGTGAGGAAGTAACACGCCTCATCAAGGACCTCAAAATTAAATAAGGGGAATACAGCATGTTAGATGCTATCAAACCATTACTTGAATCTGGAATTATTAATGAAGAAACTAGCCAAGCTATAAACGAGGCATGGGAATCTAAATTAAATGAAGCCAAAGAACAAGTACGTGCAGAACTCCGAGAGGAATTTGCACAACGTTATGAACATGACAAAGACATAATGGTTGAAGCCCTTGATAAAATGGTAACAGAAAGTTTGTCAACAGAGATTGAAGAATTTAATCTTGAAAGACAAGCAATGAACGAAGACCGCGTAAATGCAAAACGTAAGCTACATGAAAATGCAGCCAAGTTCAATAACTTCATGGTTGAAAAACTAAGTGAAGAAATTAAAGAACTACGTAATGAACGCAAATTACAATTAGAAAGTCAAGAAAAGTTAGAACAATTTATTGTTCATGCTCTTTCACGTGAAATTAAAGAATTCGCACAAGACAAACAAGCTGTAGTTGAAGCAAAGGTCAAGTTAGTTGCAGAAGGTAAGAAACAACTAGAAGCACTAAAACAACGTTTTGTTGTTGAATCTGCTTCAAGAATGAATCAAACCGTTACTAAACATCTAAAGGGTGAAATAAGCCAATTAAAAGAAGATATTAAGATCGCACGTGAAAACGATTTTGGTCGCCGTATCTTTGAATCTTTTGCAAGTGAATATTCTGGTACTTATCTAAATGATAAGGCTGAAACTCGCAAGTTGATAACTCAACTAAATTCAAAAGATGAACAATTAGCTGAGTCTATTAAAACAATCAGCAACGCTAAGAAGTTGATTGAATCAAAAGAACGTGAAGTTCGTATTATTAAAGAATCTAATGTCCGTCAAAAGACAATGGAAGAATTGCTTGGAACTCTTAATGAGGAAAAAGCATCAATAATGCGTGATTTACTAGAAAGCGTCCAAACACCTCGTCTACAGGTCGCTTTCGATAAGTATCTACCAGCAGTACTTAACAATATCAATGAAAAGAAAGAGAATAAAAAACCCGTTCTTTCAGAAGGTAAAGAAGTTACTGGAGATAAAGCTGCCATTAAACAAGTTGAAGTTGAGCCACGTGATAACGTAATCGACATAAGACGTTTGGCAGGGCTTTAATTAAAAAAGACATATTAGGAGAATATAAAAATGTCACAAGTTCTATTAGAAAGCCGTTGGGACGAGACCAAAGAAGCCCTACTTGAAGGTCTTAAAGGTACTCGCCGCTCAACAATGCAAGTTATTCTTGAAAATACTCGCAAACAATTACTATCTGAATCTTCAGCTGGTACAACAACAGCAGGTAACATCGCTACATTAAACCGTGTGATTCTACCAGTTATCCGTCGTGTCATGCCAACAGTTATCGCTAACGAGTTGGTTGGTGTTCAGCCAATGACAGGACCAGTTGGTCAAATTCACACTCTACGTGTTCGTTATGCTCAGTCTTTAACAGACAACAGCTCGGCAGGCACAAGTGTATCAGCTGGTGAAGAAGCATTGAGTCCATTCAAAATTGCTCAAGCATATTCACGTACACCAGGTGGTGCTTCTAACCCAACAGTTACTAGCTACACTGGCGCAGACACAGCAAGTTTAGAAGGCAATGGTGGTCGTCAGATCTCCGTTCAAATTCTACGTCAAGCTGTTGAAGCTAAGTCACGTAAATTGCAAGCACGTTGGACATTTGAGGCAGCACAAGATGCACAGTCTCAACATGGTATCGATGTAGAAGCAGAAATCATGGCAGCTTTAGCACAAGAAATTACTGCTGAAATTGACCAAGAAATTCTATTGTCATTAAGCACATTAGCTACAACTGAATTCACATTCAACCAAGCTACTGTATCTGGTACAGCTACATTCGTTGGTGACGAACATGCCGCATTGGCAGTTCTTATCAATCGTGTTGCTAACTTGATTGCTCAACGCACACGTCGTGGTGCAGGTAA